GTGGGGGTGTTCGCTAGGCAGCGGCTTGCCCAACTGGCGAATAGGGCGCGATAGATACGCGGCCGCCCAAAGCAGGACCAAGGGCAAAAGCCGAAGGTCTTGTACAGCCGGAATGTGTAAAAAATCAGGCGGCATGGATGTTCTAGCATCGCACGCCGCCCTAACCATTTGGAACCTTGGCGACTTTTGCGTTTCCAAACAGAGCGAGGCGGATATGAACGACCGGGATGACGCCGGACGGTTTACCGCAGGGAATCGGTTTTGGGAGGCTCGCAGCAGCGCGGGGCCAAAGCCCAAGTTTGCCGATGCTGAAACTCTGTGGGCGGCGTGTTGCGAATATTTCGATTGGGCTCACAGCAACCCGCTTTATGCGGATCAACTGGTTACGTTTCAGGGCACTGCCACCCATGAGCCTGTCGCCAAGATGCGCGCAATGACCATCGGCGGGTTGTGTATCTTTCTGGATATTGACGAGACAACTTGGCGGGACTGGAAAGACACGCGCCCCGATTTATCCCCGATCGTCACGCGGGCCGAGGCCATCATCTATCAGCAGAAGTTCACCGGCGCTGCTGCTGACCTGCTGAACCCTAATATCATCGCTCGCGACCTGGGTCTGGCTGACAAGAGGGACCATCAATCCAGTGATGGAACGATGACGCCAAAGCCGGGGGTTAACCTGAACCTCACCAGCCTGTCGGATGAGGAGCTTGCACAGCTTGAACGCCTTACCGACAAAGCGAGACATTCAGAGGGAGTGGGCGAGGCGGAATAGCCTTGGGTTCGCCAGGTACTTCTTTCCAGCCCGAGAGGGTATGGATCTTATCGAGGGGCCACACCATCGGGTGATCGGCGCAACGCTAGACCGCGTCCTTGCGGGCGAGATTCCCCGCCTGATTATCACGCTGCCACCTGGCTACACCAAAACCGAGATGGCGGTGGTGAATTTCATTGCGCGCGGCTTTGCGATCAACCCGGCGTCACGGTTCATCCACGCCACGTTTTCTGATGATCTGGCGCGGGAGAACAGCGACAAGATCAAGACGCTGATCGAGCTTCCCGAGTTCAGCGACATCCAGCGGGTCACGATCAGGACAGACACCAGCGCCAAGGACCGCTGGAAAACGGATCAGGGCGGCGGAATGCTTGCCAAGGCCGCAGGCGGACCAATCACCGGCTTTCGTGCCGGATACATGGATAAGACGCTGTTTACGGGCGCGCTTGTGGTGGATGACCCGCTCAAGCCCGACGATGCATTCAGCCCGACAAAACGGGCGGCGGTCAACAAGAGGGCAACCAACACATTCCGCAGCCGGATCGCGCACGAGGGCGTGCCGATTGTGGTGATTATGCAGCGGCTGCATGGTGACGACTTCGCGGGGCATCTGCTGACCGGCGGCACTGGTGAAATCTGGGACCATCTGGATTTGCCGGTGATTATCGACCGGGCGGCGGAATACCCGAAGGAATGGACGCACGGACGCCCGGTGCCGCATGATCTGCCCAATGGCCCGCTATGGCCTGAAAAACACTCGGCGGCTGAAATCGAGGTTCTGAAAGCCGACGCCTATACCTTCGCCAGTCAATACATGCAGCGCCCCGTCAGTATCGAGGGCGCGCTATTCCAGATGGATGGCTTTGGTTGGTGGCATGAACTGCCGCCCATTGATCACTACTGCATGTATGCGGATACCGCGCAGAAGACGGGGGAGCGTAACGACTTCTCAGTGATCCAGCTTTGGGGCAAGTCGCAAAACGGTATCTATCTGGTCGATCAGGTCAGGGGCAAATGGGAAGCCCCGGAGCTTGAGAAAACAGCCCTGACATTCTGGGCCAAGCACAAGCCCAAGCGCGTCCGCTCACTGAAAATCGAGGATAAGGCCAGCGGAACCGGCCTGATCCAGTCAATCAGGCGTCAGGGTGTCCCGGTGCAGGCGATTCCACGCGAGAAAGACAAGTTCACGCGCGGTCTGGATGCAGCACCTTGGGTTGCGACTGGGATGGTCCATCTGCCTGCAATCGCTGATTTCACGCCTGCGCTACGGCTTGAATTGCAGACGTTCGACGGCCTTGGAACGGGCCACGATGACCAAGTCGACCCGATGATGGATGCAATCGCCGATATGCTGGGCGGCAGCGCGTGGCTGGACAACTACCGCCACTTGGCGAGCTAGGATTACCATGACAGACACCGCAACCCGCATCGACGGCTATGCCGCGCAGATCGTGCATTCCGATGGCTACGCAAATCTGCTGTCCGGCCTGTCGCAGACGCAGGATGTCGCGGGCCGGGGCTACTATCGCGGCTCTCCGCTGCTGGACAAAATGCAGTTGGAGCAGATCTTCACGGGCGATGGCCTAGGCCGCAAGGTCGTGGAACTGGCGGCAGAAGAAAGCCTGCGCCAATGGATGACGATTGCAGGTGATGACGGGCAAGCCGTGCTTGATGTAATGGAGGCCCAAGGCGTCCAGCACTTGGTGACAGACGCCTATGTCTGGGCGCGGCTTTATGGTGGCGCTGCCATTCTGCGCCTGCTGGATGACGGCGGGGCACTGGATCAGCCGCTAAACCGCAAGAACCTGCGCCGCGTTCTGGGCCACCGCGTCTATGACCGTCACAAACTGACGTGGACAAGCGCCGATCTGGAGCAGGACGAGCTATCACAGAACTTCGGCCAGCCCGCGTTCTACACGATTCAGGCCACAGGCATGATGGCGCGCAGGGTGCATGTGTCGCGGCTCTGCATCATCGACGGGATGCGCCTGCCGGAGGATGAACGCCAGCGCAACAGCGGATGGGGCGCATCGGTGCTACAAGGCGTCTGGGATTACCTGATGCGGGTGGGGCAAAGCTACGGCTACAGCGCCAACATCATGCGCGATTTTGTGCAGGCCGTGTTGAGCGTCAACAAGCTGAACGACTTGCTTGCCGCTGGTCAGGAGGATGTGGTCAAGCAGCGGATGCAGATCCTCGACCTATCGCGGTCGATCCTGAACACGCTGCTGATCGACGCGGAGAACGAGACCTACACCAAGCAGGCCTCCAGCGTGGCAGGCCTGTCCGATCTGATGGACCGCTTCAACGAGGCCCTGTGCGCGGTCACCGGCTATCCGATGACCAAGCTGTTTGGGCGGTCACCTGCGGGCATGAATGCCACTGGTGACAGCGACACGCGGAATTATTACGACACGCTGGCAGCGGGGCAAAAGGCCCACCTCTCGCCCGTCATGGAAGAGATCGTGCGCGACTACTACAGCGCCAAGGAAGGCCCGACACGCGGGGTTGAGCCTGCGGCATGGTCGATCAAGTGGAACAGTCTGTGGCAGCCCACGGAGGCGGAAAGCGCGGCGACACGCAAACTCGTGGCGGAAACTGATGTCGCCTATGTGCAGAACGGCGTTCTGACGGCGGAAGAGGTCGCGGAAAGCCGGTTCGGGCAGGGCGAATGGCAGATGGAAACCACGTTGATTGCGGGTGCGGAGCGTGAATTGCCGCAGCCCGAGCCGGTCATAGTGGCCCCCGGTGATGTCCCCGAGGATGACGCAGATGATGTTGACCCCACGGCCTAAGCTGGCCCGTCCGGGTCGTTTGCCTATCATGGCGGCACCGGATGCGCTGGCGAGGCAGTATCGCGCGGAATTGCGGGCGCTGGTCGCCAAGATGAACGTTTTGATCGACAGGGAGTTGCTGGATCCGCTGCCGGGTATTGCCGCATCGCGGGATCGGCTGGTTCGCACCGATGCGAACGGCGGTTGGGCGGGGCGGATCATGTCGGCGGTCACAGCAATCCGCATGGGCCTTGCCGATGACATCAGGCGGCTGGAACGCAGGGCGCTGGATCTAGGATCGGCCATTGCGGATTACAACGGCATCCAATGGCGGCGGGTGGTCGAGGCCGCAGTGGGGGTCAACATCTTCAAGGCCGAGCCATGGCTTTCGGATCAGATCGCCAGCTTTGCGGCGGAAAACGCTCAGCTTATCCGGTCGCTGCCAGAGGATGCGCTGAAACAGATCGAGGGCATGGCGCAGCGAGGCGTCAGAACGGGCCAGTCGTCGCGCCAGATATCAGCGGAAATCCGGGGCAAGTTCGGGGCGACCAAGGCGCGGGCGGATCTGATCGCACGGGATCAGGTGTCAAAGCTGAACGGCAACCTGACTGAGATCCGCCAGCGGCAGGCGGGTATCACCACCTACAAGTGGCGCACGGGCCGGGATGAGCGGGTGCGGGATAGCCATGAAGTGCTGGAAGGCATGCTGTGTCGGTGGGATGACCCCACTGTCTACAGTGACGACAACGGGCAGACATGGAAAAAGCGGTCCAGCATCGGCGGCTATATCGGGCATCCGGGTAGCGACTATCGGTGCCGATGCGGTGCGGAGAGCGACGTTGAATCGGTGCTGAAAAGCCTAGGGATTTGAGCCAATGACAGAGCAACCCAACCTGATCCGCTTGGATCGGGGCAATATGCTGCGTTTTGAGCGCACCCCCGAGGGCTACATTCGCGGAGAGGCGATTGTCAGCAAAACGGGCGTTTTCCCGTATCTGAACGCGGACGGCTCGACCCGCCATGAACTGCGCCACCCTGACGACATTCTGACGCAGGCCACGCTGGACAGCATCCGGGGCAAGCCTGTCACCATGGATCACCCCGACGAACTGGTGACATCGGACAACGCCAAGGCTCTGACCATCGGTTACATCGACGGCGAAGTTCGCATCGACGGGCCAAACATCATCGCGTCGTTCACAATCACCGACGCCGCTGCCATTGCACAGATCGAGCGCGGCAAGCGGGGTCTGTCGCTGGGCTACAAGGTCGATCTGCTGGAAGAGGCGGGCACCTACAACAATCAACCCTACACGCATCGTCAGAGAATGACGCAAGTCAACCATCTGGCGGTCGTTTCCGCAGGCCGGGTCGGACCCGAGGCCCGCATCAACCTGGACGGCGCTGCCGTCTGCATCGAAAAGGAGGCCGTAATGGCTGATAAGACCCTTGCCACGGTGCATCTGGACGGCATCTCCTACGACGCCGCGCCGGAAGTAGCCAACGCACTGAAAAAGGCTCAGGACGACCTCAAAAAGGTTCGCGCCGACGCCGAGCAGTCCGAAAAGGACATGCAGAAGAAGATCGACGAAGAGAAGGCCAAAGCCGACGAAGAAAAGGCCAAGGTCGCGGAAATGGAAAAAGAGCGCGGTGACGCCGCGATTGCTGAAATGGTCAAAGCCCGTGTTGGCCTGATCGCAACGGCATCAAAGATCGTCACTGACAGCGCCGACATGGCCGGGATGACCGAGCGCGCCATCATGGAGGCCGCTATCAAGGCCCGCCATGACAGCTTCGACCCGACCGGCAAGTCCGATGACTACATTCGCTCGCGCTTCGACATGATCGTCGAGGGTCTTGGCGATGAAGCCGCGCGTGCGCAGGTCAAGGGCGCGACGCCGCTGCGCGCCGATGGCCAGCCCCGTCTCTTATACACCTCTGACGCTGCCGACGATACGCAGTGTGTTGATACTGGTGGTCGTCCCTCCCTGGAA